GAGCGCTTGCTTGCGATAATGCCATGCCAACAGCAAACGGTTTTCTTGCCGGCACACGGCCGTCACATACGAAGTGTGTTTTGCCTTGAATGTCTGGGTAGGCGATTGAGCCTTTGCAAATTGTGCAGGTTTTCATTGTCGGAATCTCCTTGTCGGTTAGGAATGTGCTTGTAGTGCTTTGATTGCTAAGTCGAGTGTAGTCACATCGTGGAGTGGCATTGGTTCTTCTAATGACAACGAGTTTTTCATGCCTTTAAGACGCTGAATGATGCTTGCGTGCGGATTAGTGCTTATGTCGGCAATTTCGTTAATCAAATTAAAGATTGCCATGTCGTGTTTAGTTGTCATCATTTGCTCCATTACCATTCGTCGGGTTTCTTCTGATAGTTCGCCTTGATTCCATGCCACGCCTTCACTCATTTTGTTGCACTCCATGGCCCCCAGCCGTAACCGTGACGTTCTACGCCGTAGTTGTAAATCGCTAACGCTGCACGCAAATTAACATCAGCCTGTAACAAGTTTTCTGCATCGGTGATAATGCCGGCATCAGTAAGCCAGGGTGTCCAGAATCCGTTGATCTGCATAAGGCCACGCGACCCGCCGTTTGGGTCTTTGCTGTTGTATGCGTTTGGTGTGCAATTTGATTCACGCCACATCACAGATTCAAGCACGGTGCGCTGATCGGCAGGCCAACCAAGGTTGACAGCTAGCGCGCTGAACTGCTCACAAGCCGAGCTGTAGGGGTCAATGTAAATCGTGGACGACGTGCTAGATGTGCTGGTGCTTGGCTCGATTAAATAGGGCGCTAAGGCGATGGTGTCAGGAGTGGCGCCAGACGCGTCAGGAGCCCCCACGGCGACCGTAAAGCCAAAGACCGTACAAAGCACTAGCCCTATGATTTTCTCTGCAAAATAGTTCATCGTTTCTCCAAAGGTATGGGCTGACCCCAACTTGAGGTGAGCGTTCTGAATGCGATTTGTCCCAACAGGAACTCGCCCGACTCTGGGCTGGTAAATATCTGCACCAAGATTTCTTGGCCGTTGTCCATCACTCCCGTATAGACGCTGTAATCAAATATCTGGGGGTCAGTCATTGCCTGTCCTTTTGTCGGTACTCCGACCCTAGAACATAGGTCAAGCCTTAGGTGGGATTTCCCCGAACACCTTTAAAAATGCGGCTTTAACCCAGATCACCGAGTCGGCGGCTTGTGGTGTGATTTCAATGTGGAACCAGTCGCCACCTGGCGCACCGTGAATTGTTGGCTTGTCATATTTCAGCCATGCGTAACGATCGCAACGCCATGCTCGACCCTGTGGTTCTGGGAAGTAATCCAAAATACATTGCAAACCAAGATCGTTGGCGTTGGCAACAAGTTTGTCAATGAAGACCAGCGCTTCTTTGCGTCCTGCTTTTGGGTTCTTTTCGCTTTTGCGATACGACAGATCAACAGCTCTGCCAGTTGCGTGTACCGACAATGAGCCTGGCTTGCCGCGCATGTCACGTTGACCCCAAGAACCGTTGTTCCATAGCGCGCCATTAGATGCGGCGATTGCTTGCTTAATCCATTCGTTCATGCCGGCACGGGGCGCTGGTGATGCACCGTCTGCGTTGCCGATGTAGTCGCGTGCGTTTGGCACGCCAGCCTTAGCCTTGGCTACTGCCACGACCAAACTTCATGTCTTTAGGGTTAAAGTAGCGCAATGCTGTTGGGCAGACCGCTCCGATCGCAGCTGCTAACAATGCGGATGGGTCGGTGTTGCCTGTTACCGCTAGCGCAACCACGGCGGCAAGCATCGAGCGCCCGTATGAGGCAAGCATGGCTTTGTCTTTATCCTTCAACATCCTTGGCTCCTTCTTTTACTTTTGACTTTAACCCATTTGACGCAACTAGACCTGACAACGTGCCGGTCATAAAGACGGTCAGGGTTGATAGCAGGTCTATGAATGCGGCGTCATTGGGCGATTGATTCCCGATCGGCTGTGTGACAAACATAAGTGACCAGACAAATCCAAGCACGGTGATTGCAAAGACGCTGGCAAGGATGATGCCAACAACAACAATTAGTCGAGCGTGCAGTTCTTCTGGTTTAAGGCGTGGTCTCATAAATCAAGTCCCTTGTGCACGTTCCAGATGGGTTGCAGATCGGTGGTTCACATTCAGGTTTCTGCCAATTGGCTGGGTCTTGGCATGGATATCGATACGAGCCGTCATAACCACAGCCCGCGCATCCCCATAAGACGACTGCTATTAGTGCAACGTAGCCGATGAGGTAACGCCATCGCATTACGGCACTATCGGAATATACGGCGGCATAATAAAATCTTTGGCTATTGCGTCATAGATGTAACCAATGCCGGCATAAGTTTTGCCTTCAACATCAACAAAAGTTTCTACCCATGTGCCTTCGTAACGGTCTGGGTTTGCTTTAAGAAATGCTTTTGTTACAACAGCAACATTTGTGACGACATTGTTTTCGTCAATTTGCGCAAAATATTGGGGAACGCTCATACCTTAAACCTCACAAGCACTAGACCTGAACCACCAGCTGCACCTGAAGCAGTTGCAGATATTCCACCACCACCGCCACCTGTGTTTGCCGTGCCAGCGGTAGCACTACTTGAACCGCCAGCACCACCGCCACCACTTCCACCAGAACCAGCCGACGAAGTGCGACCTCCGCCACCGCCGCCGGCAACTGAAGTTACGTCTGTGCCGCCTGTAAATGTTGTAAGCCCAAGACCCGCGCCACCGTCGCCACCGACTGAACCCGTGGCGTTTGCACCTGCTGCAGTTGCACCGCCACCGCCACCACCCGCATAGGTTCCGCTTGTGTGTGCTGTTCCACCGTTGTTGCCTTGGCCGACCGTTGCAACTCCACCAGTACCACCAGAAGTCAAACCAAATCCACCACCACCACTTCCACCCTTGCCTGCAGGTGCTCGATAACCTGGCGCTCCTGCACCGCTACCGCCACCAGTTGCCAATGCAAAGGTCGCAATGCGTGAACCGAATCCGTCACCACCTGCTTGATCTGTTGGGGATGCACCACCAGCACCGACCGTAACTGTGTGCGTTGCTGCGGCAAGATAAATCGTTGTTTGCAATACTTGGCCAGCGCCACCGCCACCTGTGCCATACGCGCCGTCAGTACCACCGCCTGCGCCACCACCGCCAACCATTAAAACATCAAATAGTCCAGCCTTAGATACAACAAGGTTGCTGTCAGTCGTGAACTTAAGCATCGTGTAATTGACACCGTCAACTGTAATACTCGAAGACGTGCCGCCTGTAGCAACACCGTAACTGACACCACCTAGGCTAAAAAAAGTAAAAGTTGACGCCGACAAACAAAGCAAATAGCCGCCCCCATATTGCGCCAAAGCAAGTGAACCCGATGTGTTAATTGTGACGCCAGCGCCAGCTGTGATCGTGCAAGTGCCTGCGCCTTTGTTAGCGACCTGGATAACATCGCCGACCGTAAAGATGCTGTTGTTAACCGTGATCGTTGTTGCGCCTGCAGCGTTCATCATTGTGCGCTTGTAAGCGTCGTCAACGGTTAGCACGTATGACGTGGTTTTATCCGAGATCGGCAGGTTTTGGATGTCGTTAAGTGCCTGTGCGGTCAACACAGACCCAGCGACGAACGGGTACGGCGTAGTCATAGTGCTCCTATCCTAAAACATTTTCTTCGTCAATGCGGCCATACAACGCGTCGTTCAAAATCAGCTCAAAGACGATCGTGGTCGGCGCGGTTGAGTACAGCACACGGTGGCCTGTAGCAAAGTCTAGATAGTGCTCAATGCCCTCAACTGAAAGTTCTTGCGCCAACTGGGTCGTGCCAGCACCGCTAGGAAATGTCTTTTCAATGGTGATCGTGTCGCCGATGTCCACGGTTGCCAGGGTGTCTTTTTGGGCTGTGGTCAACATCAAGAATGCGGTTTCAACTGACGTGTATCGGGCTTCTGGTTGCGGGTTGAGCAGGTAGGACGCTGCGGTGTCAATAGAGGTTTGCTCATGAAGCAGGCTGTTGGTGATGCTGGTTGTTTGGATGAAGTATTGCGCGATGGAGCCTGCGTCGGTTGCTGTTGCTGTTTTGCCGTCTAAAGCTGTTACAACCGCGCGATTGACGACCGAATCCGCCTCAAACGAGATGCCTACGCCACGGTATTTGTAGTTTGTGCCGTCGTCATGAAAGTCGGCTACCGATGCCGAAAGCGTGTTGCCAATGCGGTTTTGGAATGTGAGCACACCGTCACGCGACATGAACAAGCGCCCGAACTCGGCGGTGTCGTTGATCTGCGCGATGTACTGCAGCACGTTTGTTCCCGCTGCCACGTTGTAGGACGAGTCATGGCCTAGTTGTACGGTGCCTGTGGCAATGTCACGCGACAATGCTGGGAAGTCAACTTCTGGTAGATCAAGGATGCTATTTATTCGAGCGCCTGATAGTTGCGCGCTGGGGTTGTAGGCGTCTAGGTAGGTTTGCGCTAATAGGTAGAACTGGTCAGCGCAATACACGGTCACGGTGTCTAAAGTTCCGAGTCCAAAGTTGTAGTCATAATTGACCACATACGCGGACATCAATAACTCAGGGACATCGGTTGAGCTGTAGCGAATTAGTTTAACTTCGCGCATCGGAGCAAGACCTGGCTTAGATTCAGCGGTGTCGTAGTACGGGCTGTTTTCGTCAAACGGGTTAAAGATGCCGTCTACGTCTTGGATAGTGAATGTCATCGTGCCAGCGCTAAACGTGTCGCCAACATCGCGCCGACCACGTCGAGCGGTCACGGTCGTTACCGAGTCAAGAACGCTTGCAAACTCTGTCGTGCCGTCCAACACAAACTGCGTGTTATTAAGAATGCCTTTGGTTGCTGAGTCAAGAGTAAAACCGTCTTGAATAAAACCTGTGGCGATCTGCAGGTCATAGTTGCCTGAATCAACAACTGCTGTGCCGGGCATTACGCCACCTGCAACTGCAACGGCCCAGCGCTACGCGAATAGGCGCGCAAAGCGTTAACGACCGACTCACCGATCTCGGCGCTAGTCGCAAGTCCTCCTGTGACGTTAATGGTCACTCCCCCGCCAGTATTCATGCGATCTAAAGGCACTACGGCCTCTGGGCCTGCTTCGCCAATCAGCGCAAGAGTAGGGGAGCTGACAATTCCACCCTCGGCCATGCGCGGTAGGTTCATGCGACTTGCTGCTTGTGTAGCCGAATTGCCACCAATGCTAGGCAGGTTGACGTGGGCAATCGTGTTGATGTCTGGCGCAATTGGTATGGCGTTGTAAGCGCGAATGATGCCGTTGACCATCATGATCGCACCATTGACCACAGACTCGAATGCGCCGAGTATGCCGTTAATGATTGCGTTGACGCCAGTCTTAAACCAGTCAAATTTGTTGTACGCAACAACCAACGCGGCGACTAGTAGCGCAACGCCTGCAGCGATCAGGGCAAACGGGTTGAGCGCCATGGCAATGTTTGTGGCGACGATCGCAGCTGCGACTAAACCGATTGCGGCAGCGATAGCCAAGAATGCTTGAGGGTTATCTTGAGCCCATGCAGCGAACTTGTTGAGCACAGGCAAGACGGCTTCGAGCACGGGCAACAGCGCTGCACCAATTGACTCTTTGGTTTCGCCTATTGAGTTTTTAAGAATCTTCATTTTGCCTGCTGCGGTTTCGGCGCTGGTTGCTGTAGCCCCGCCAAAGGTTCCACCGAGCACGTCCATGACTTCGTTCAGGCTTGCGCCTTCCTTGATCATCGTTGACATCTCTGGGCTCAATGATCGGAGCGCCTTAAAGTTGCCCTGATATGCCTTGGCAAGCGCGTCAGCGACGCTGGCAGAATCCATGCCGGTGGCCGTGCTGATATCCATGACGAGGTTCATGTCGTTCATGGCAATGCCAACATCTTTTGTACCGCGCACAAGCGCTTCTAATGCTTTGCGGTATTCGGTGTCGGCAACGCCAGACGCTCGACTCATTGCGCTGATCTGTTTCTCAACCTGCGCGGTTTGTGCGGCGCCTGCGCCAGTCACATTTTGCAAGGTAAGCGCTAACGCGGCCTGCTCTTGCTGGTCTTCCATTGCAGCGCGTGTGGCATCGCCAAGGGCAATAGCCAAACCGCCAAGCGCGGCAGCTGCAGGAATCGCCGCCTTCTTAATCGCAAACTGTGCCTTTTCGCCAACAGTCTCAAGTTGCTGGAATTGCTTGACAGCCTTCTTTACCCCTGTGCCGTCAAACTCGCTGATGATCGGGATATTGATTGCCATTATGCAGTCTCTCTATTTGCTTCGCTCATGACGCGCTTCACCAACTGCTCCATCTCGGACATGACATCGTTTTCGCGTTGCTCGTACGCTTTCCACATTACTCGCGAACGATCACCGTAGCGTTCACTTAATGCGCGGCCTAACGCGCCAGCCATAGACATGTCAAACATCGTGCCAGTCGCGCCCTGCCATTGAATGGCAAACGTGCCGACATTTGACTTGTTTCCGCCGTATTCCTTGATGTTTCGCGTGTTGATCTTGGCAGCGATCTTCTGCTTCATGCCTGGTACCCACGGCAACATCTTGAAGCCTGATCGAGTGCTCCAATTGCGCGCCATACCAGATAGCGGGACATTCGAGGGCACAAGTTTGTTTGCGTCGTCAATAACAGGCTGAACGATCTTCTTGTAATCCTTGGTGATTTCACGGCGCAAAGATTTGTCAATTTTGTTGAGGGTCTTCAAGGCTTCTTTTAGCCCTACGACCTCAATCTTTGTTGACACTTGGTTCACGTCATCTCCGTTTTTTGTTTGCCTCGTTAAGCACTTTAATGACCGTTGTTAAGTCCCGTGAGTCAAACGCAATGTCGCTAGGCCACCAACCGACCGCGACCAGTACTTCTGCTAATTGGCGGCGGTAGGTGCCGCGTCCGTAGGGTTTGGGTCTGTCTCGTCCAGTACCGGCAAAATGTCGATGTCAGGGTTTTTGCTTAACCATTCGCGCCAGTTGTCACCAACTTGCTCGCCTTTGATCTTAAGAATTGTGTGCATCCAGCAGGCGTAATCCGAGTACAACGGGTTTGCAGAGAGCTGTTGAATGTTGCGACGTTCAAGCCGTTCCCATTCAGTAACCACAAACAGGTTTGTGTAGTAATACTCTGGGGCGCTGTCGGCGGTACGCTTTAACTGCAACTTGATCTTCATGTGTCTCCTATGTCGGCTCGGAGCCGTTGATTATGCGGTTGTGTCAACCGAGTACGTGCCCCCTTGGAGCTCGATCTCGTAAACACTAAGCTCACCCAAGGACGCGTTGATCACAGGCAGGCTAGAAAAATAGGTATCCGTCAAAATAAAGCCTGGATTAGTTGCCGAATCAGCAGCGCTTGTTGGGTTTACTTTGACGGTGCACTTGGTGCCGAGCAACGGTGCAAGAACTGCGTACGACTCTGATGATGCGTACGATGCGTACACGGTCAAGGTCAATGAGTTGCTGAACAAACCTGCAGTCATGGTGCGTGAAGTCTGACCAAATGCGGTGTCTTCAAGAGCTTCTGCAGTCACAGTCAACGTCGCTGCGCTGACCTGATCGGTGATGTCAACAATGGTGCCGATTGCGGTTCCAATCTTGACTGTTGGGTTCGAGAGGTAAGTTGATGCTGGCATGTTTGCTCCTTAAGTTCTGATCTGATAGTAGATGATTTGTATTCGGTAGTTGTGGATTATGCGGTTTGGGCTTGGATAGCGCAATCAAGGTCATAGCACGGGTACAACGCGCCACCAATTTCAAGGCTTGACGGACGGCCAGCCATGACAATGATTGGCGAGCCAAGCACGGTTGCAACGATGCTCAAGATTGATCGAAGCACCGGCAGACCTGCAGGCCCAGAGCCAATGACCTTGATCGGGAACTCAAGGCGCACGATGTTGCCGTTGCCAGCAAACGTGGTGAAGTTTGGCGCGTCAAGGTACACGCAATTAGGTGCAAGTTTGGTTGGGTCGTTTACAACACGCAAAGAAGTGACCGCGGTTAGCGTTGCGGTGACGTCATCAATCGCTTCGTTAAACAGGTCGGTGTACGACATCAGGCAACCGCTGGACGAGGAATGCCAAGCAACTGTTTGACGATCGGGGTCAGGCTTTGCTGTGGTGCCGAGCCCATGCCGTCGAACGTGGCGTAGGTTGCCTCTATTGAGCCCCTAGAGCGCCACAGAGCGGCGCAATACATCAAAGTGCCCAATGTTGCGTCACCGCCTGGAGATGTCGTTAGAGAGTCGATATAGCCCGATTCCTGACGCCTGCGAAAACAGAACTGATTACCAGCTGACACAGACTGCGTCAGCAACGTGTAATCGTCTGATGG